AAGGTGGATGGTGTCTCCCGAAATTTCTTTCGGGTTTCACTAAGCACATGTTCGATAAGGAAGGTGCGCTAATCGATACTTTTGATCCTGATTACGTATTTGCCTTGCGGCAGATATGCAATCTTTGGAAGAAAGCTCTTTTACCTTGCAGTGATGCTAAGGTGAAAGCTGCTTTTGATCAATATGTATCGACCGACGCGGCGCTCAGTGATTATTCTCATATTTGTAACGATCCTGGCGTATTTGTCAGGCAAATTTCGGAGGTTTTAATCAATGATATTTTCAGAGATTTCAACATCCGAGATATTCGTTGCAAGCATGGGCCTGGGGCTACTGCTGAGAAACTTACTAGGAATAGTAGGCAACTCATTACGCAATGGCCTATCAGGGCTGAGCCGTTTTTCCCGAGTAGTTGGCATACGATACCGAATATCGGTCATATTAACCAACTGCAAAAGGTCAAACTCCTAAGTGAATCGGAGGAAACGCCCGTTCGGGTTGTTTCTGTTCCGAAAACGCTTAAGACGCCACGGATTATTGCAGTCGAACCATCCCATATGCAGTTTATGCAACAGGGTATGCTTTCGATATTGGTTAAAAAGTTTGAGAGTCACCCGCTCACGCGGAACTCTCTTCGCTTTTCTGACCAATCGCATAATCGTGAAGGTGCGCGACGATCCTCGATTGATATGCACAATGCAACACTCGATATGAGTGAAGCTAGTGACCGTGTCAGTAATGACTTGGTTCAATCGATCTTTGGTGATAGTCTTGTAGGTAAATGCCTTCAAGCCTGTCGATCAAAGAGTGCGATCGTTCCCGATGGGACTCTGGTTAAACTCCAGAAGTTCGCTTCTATGGGATCAGCTACTTGCTTTCCTGTAGAAGCTTTCGTGTTCTACGTTCTGATTCAGAGCGCAGTTCATCGAATCTATCGGACTTTTCCTACTGCAAATTCGATTAGAAGATATTCTAAATCGATTTCAGTCTACGGTGATGATATTATCATTCCCGTTGCCTGGCAGGAGCAAGTCGTTAAGGAACTTGAATCCTTTGGGATGAAAGTCAATCGGAACAAGTCTTTCTCTAATTCACAGTTTAGAGAATCTTGTGGTGGGGATTACTATAAAGGATATTCGGTTAAACCCGTATATCTTCGAGTTGATCCCTCCGACCTTAACGGCCCTACTTCTATTTCTACGTTAATAAGCCTTTCAGAATCTTCAAATCAATTCTATGATTTGGGATTATGGAAGTTTACACGTAGACTTAGAGAGATAGTGCAGTCTAAGGTTAGACTTAGAATACCTCTTCGTAGCTATGAGGCTACTGGAATATATTTTAAGTCTTGTACCTTTAGCACATACGGACGATATAACAAAAAGTTATGTCGTTTTGAAACAAAG